CATATAAACGAAAATTAAAGTGTGATCCGTGTAATGGATCTGGAGGTGAAAAACAAACTTGTGGAACTTGTAGGGGAAATGGATTTGTTACAAGACAGATGGGGCAAGGAATGTTTATTCAAATAGTTCAAGTTGCTTGTGATAGTTGTAGAGGTGCGGGTCAAATGACCACCAAACCTTGTTATAATTGTAGTGGTACTGGAACTAAGGATGAAATGAAAACGGTTAAGGTTCAACTACCTCACGGAATTGATGATGGACAATTTATAAGATTGCAAGGTATTGGTGATTTCAGAAATGGTATATATGGTAATTTGGTTGTAAGGGTTAAGATGGTCTCTATTGATAACTTTGAAAAGTATGGACCTCATTTGGTATATAATGCTTATTTTAATTTGGAAAACCTTAAAGAGGATTCTTTTGAGATACCTCATCCTGATGGGTCATTAAAATTAAAATTCCCTGATACCTTTGATACGACAAAACCCTTAAGAGTTAGATCAAAAGGGTTTAAGGGTAATGTTATTGGTGATCTATTGGTTAACCAACACGTAAGATTTGATAGGGTTTAAAATGATGCGACTATGTCTTTGATTATTGCTATGGTACCATAGATGGTTGCTCCAACCATATATAGACCAAGTAGTAATATGCCCCACTGACCTTTATTCATTCCTTTTTTACACGTTTTACATCCTGTTACTGTTGTTGCTTCAGTTTTTGTTTCTTCTTGTTCCATATTGTTATTTTTGATAATAAACAATTATATTGCCAATTATTTTATAAGTGAATGATTGGTTAATGATTGATTCTCTAATTATAACATCATCATTTCTTGTTATTATAATTTCTCTAGTTTTAACTTTATTAAATAATTTTTTTGGGTGACGGATTGAGGTGTTTATGATTAATTTTAAGGTATTATTTTTTTCATTGTACTCAATGAAAAATTGGTAATCAAATTCTAAACGATAATCGCGAATTAATAACGAGCATCTACTTTCACAGGTTTTCAACACAATAAATGATTGTTCAATTAAAATGTCGTAGATATCCGACATTGAGTTCATAATTTCATCTATTGGAACTCTAATAAATTCTCCACTACCAGAGGATCCTCTTAATGATTCATAAGTCTGAACGATACTCAATGGTTGACCATCAACAACCATATTTTTGATATGGATACTCTCAACAATTAGACTCTTAAGTAATGGTATTAATTTCATATACCACATAAATATAAGAAACCCCACCTTTATTGGAGATGGGGTTACAATTATTTCATTCCTAGAATTGGGGTTATCAACCCAGACCGATTCACCCAGTCATCAGCGGTCAGTTTGTTTAATAGGATTCTGACAACCTGTGTCGACACACCCAACACCAGGCGTTCAGATTGTGAAATAGGAGTACTGACATCCTTGTTTTCAGTAGTGTTACCCACATCAACAATACAAAGATAATGAAGTTTTTGGTTTTGCCAAAACTTTTATAATCTTTTTTAAAAAAAATATTAATTGACTGATTATAATAAATATCTTATATTTCACCTATGTTAAGTTATATAGGAGGAAAAAGTAAAATTGGGAAATGGATTGTTCCGTTCTACCCTAAAGATATGGAAACGTATGTTGAGACATTCGGGGGGATGTTTTGGTGTTTCTATAATATGGATCTAAAAGAGTATCCAAATCTAAAGAGAGTTGTTTATAACGACTTTAACCCATTAAACCATAATCTATTTGTATGTCTTCAAAACCATACTGAGTTGTTAAAGGTTATAAACTCAATTGAGTGTCAGAAATTTGGTGAGGTACCGACACCTCCAATATATAAAGAACAGTTTATAAGGTTTCAGGCTGAAATATTTGCTGAAAATTTCAACGTAGAACCTGGTAATTATGAAGTTGCTGCTAAATATGTTTATATTTTAACACAAGTATTTTCAGGATCAAAACCTGAAAAAAGTTCATTTATTGATTTGAAGGGTAAGTACAAGTCAAAGTATCTAACATTTAGGGATAAATTATCTAAACCTGATTGGGTTGAACATTTCTTAAAGATTAGTGAGGTTGAGAATATGGATTTTGCTGATGTTATTACTAAGTATGATTCACCGACAACTTATTTTTATGTTGATCCCCCATATTGGAAAACTGAGAACTATTATTCTAACCACGACTTTGATAGGGAGGATCACGAACGTTTGGCGAATGTATTAAAAGGTATGGAGGGTAAATTTTCATTATCTTATTATGATTTTGAAATTCTTAGTGACTGGTTTCCAAAAAATGAGTATATTTGGGAAAAAAAGGAGTTTGCTAAGGCAGCTTCAGCAAAGAAAGGAACGAAACAAAACATGGGAGAAGAACTTCTCATAATGAATTATCAATAAAATAGTATATTTTTAAAAAACGCAATATTTATAGTAAAAACAATCAAATGGAATTAGTAAAGATTTTATCCTCTGTAATTAGAGAAAATGTTAACCCAAAAATGAGATTAACAGAAATATCAAATAAATTAATGGTTCAACTTGTTGATAAGTTCAAAGATGAAACTGACGACAGTGAGGAACAAATGAAAGAGTACCTTAATTTGTTTGATCGTTATAAGAATGGTTTACCTGCTGAGGAGAGAGATATTACTAAATACACTTACGATAAGTTAAAGAATTTAATTAAGTCTAAGACGATTAAAAAAGAGGAAGGTAATATATTCAAAAAGTATATGCCAAAAGTTGCTGGTGCAGATCAAAGACAGGTTAAGCAAATGATTAAAATGTTTTTGGAGATACGTGATTTATTACCAGAAAAAAATAGGGATTTAATGAAGTACCCTTATCTTAAATTGGTTGAATTAATTCAAAATAAATTTGGGTCTTTAATAACTAAGGCGGCATTTGATAAATACAAAAGAGAACGAACGGATCTTACTAACGAACAGATCTTATCGTATATTGAGAGATATGTTGATTTATATGCTAGATTGGCACCAAATACACCACCAATTATGTCAATGTCGTTTGATCAGTTGGAGGCGGCTTTAGATCATCTTCCTGATGGTGATGACACACCAAAGAAAAAGACTGACGATTTTAAAGATATTGATACAATATATGACCAAGATAATTTATATGTCTTCAAACCAAATGGTAAGGAACAATGTATTAGATTGTCTCACGGAAGACCTTGGTGTACGTCAAGAGTTGGTGGTGGTAACTTGTACTACAACTATCGTTTAGAGAATAACCTTACCTTGTATTATGTTATTGATAAAGATAAAGCATTTGATGATTTAAACTTTGCGGTTGTTATCTTAGTTGATGAATATGGTCGTAAAAGAATTGCTGATGGAAAAAATATGGCCGGAGGATTTTCAGGACATAAGACAGAATCTTGGGATGTTATATCATCAAAAGTTCCAAAATTAAGAGATAAGGAATCTTTGTTTGTTGCGGATCCATTAACAAGTAATGAGAAAGACTTATTAAGAAGATTTAAACACATTACAGTTAATGATGATGCGGTTAGAGAACTTGGTTCGGATGAAAACGCAGAATTTTGGTTGGAGATTGCAAGTCCAAACTTAACAAATAAACCAAATGTTTATATTAACTTACCGTCAGAACTTAAAAAGAAATACATATCTTTGGGTATGGATCTTACGGGGGAAATGATTTCAAATTCGGAACCAGATGTTGTTAAGTATTATTTGGCAAGAAAAATTGATTCATTAAAAACTAAAAGTTTGTCTCAATTAACAACTGCAGATATTGCACTTATTAATATGCCAGGGATGAAAAACTTGAAGGAGGAGTTGAAGACTAAATATGTGGGACAATTAACAACTGGTGGTGAAAGTATTGTAAATATTTCATATCCAAATGATGATTCATCTAAATATATTGCATTATTTGGTTTTGATGAATTATTTGAAAACTTACCTAGTTCTATTGCATATTTAACTATTATTAATAAGTCAAACGATAGTCTTGATTTAACATTACCAAGAAGTATTATAAAGTTCCAAGATTTGCTTGCAATTGTACTTGAGAATTGTGTTAAAGAAATTCCTGAAGAACTTGGTCGTTTGGAAAGTTTAATGTTCTTAACATTACAAAACAATAAAAATTTGGTGAGTATTCCAGAATCATTAGCGGATTTACAAAGTTTAGAATTAATTGCTTTAACTGGATCTAATCCAAATTTGGTAATACCTGATAGGTTAAAGGAAAAAATGGAGGAATTAAGTGAAGGGTTCTACCACATTATTGAGTAACTTAAATAAATAATTTTATGGGAAATGTTGATGTTGAAATATATGTATCACAATTAATTAATTTTTTTGAAAACAATCCCAACGATCTTATGGAATTAATTGGGGATGTCCAAAAGGATGAGTTTTATGTTAAGTTAAGAGAACGATGTGAAGAAAACTTTGAGAAGGGTGAAGAGATAACATTAACCAAGACACAAATTGTTGAGGTGGTTCTTGAGTTAAAATTTAAGGAACTTCCGGTTAAAGATTTAAAAATTGATATGGTGATTGAAGTTGATAAACTTTTTGAAAAAACTAAATTTGGTCTTATTGGATTAAATTAATTTAAACTTGTTGTTTATTAAGAAATAAGTATTATATTTGTAATGTACTTAAAAAAAACATTATATGATATACACACCAGAATTAATTAAATCTATTGCTCCTTCAGTATTTGCAACATCTGCATCTGATAAATTGTCTAACAAATATGTATTCGTACCAACGGATCAAATTATTGAATATTTTGATAAAGAAGGTTGGGAAATTTCTAATGTTGCCCAAATGGGTAAAGGAATCCATTCTACACACCAAATTAAATTCCGTAATGGTCAATTACCATCGGTAGGTGATACTTTAGTTGAAGCGATCGTTCGTAATTCACACAATGGTATGAGTACTTTTTCGGTTAGTGCTGGATTACACCGATTAGTTTGTTCCAACGGACTTACAGTTCCCACATCTGTTACGGATAAATTTAATGTTAGACATAGTGGATTTGAACTTGATGATGTTAAACGATTGATGGACGGGTTTTCTAAAAAACTACCATTAATTCAAGGGTCTGTTGGGAGAATGATGGAAAGAGAATTAACTATTGATGAGAAAATTCAGTACGTTCAGAACTCAGCAAAAATCAGATGGGCAGAGGGATCAGTTCCAAGTGACGATCAACTTGTTGATTTATTAAGACCAAATCGTGTTGAAGACGATAAGAACGATCTTTGGACGACCTTTAATGTGGTTCAAGAGAAGTTTATTCGTGGAGGTTTTGACTACCGAACTAATACAGGTCGTAAATCTAAATTGAGAGATCTTAAAAGTATTATGGCAGTTAATAACATTAACACAAAACTTTGGGAACTTGCTGAAGAAATGATTTAAAAACAACGGAGGGTTAATTGCCCTCCTTTTTTTGGTTAATATGAATAAACAAGGAATTGTATTAAAGTGGTTGAACAAGGAGTTTGGTGATTTAACTCCGGAAGTTAATGGTAATATAAGATTTTATTTTGATAAGGACAGAAAACCATTATTTTACTATTATATGGATGAAAAAAATGGGGTTGTTTTTATACATTACGAAAGAATTTGGGTATTTTTTGATTCCATTTTTGGTATGGAATACCGACAAACAATGGAGATAATAACTATATGGTTGGATGAGACCTATAATTTGAGGAAGCTCACACCACACCATCAAACTGCAAAATACTTCAAGGAGTTGGAGGAGACCTATAATTTGAGATAATATGGAAAATGAAATAAAATATTTTATAAAAGAGAATGATTTCTTAAAATCATTACTTGAAACTACTGGTAAAGTGTATAGTGTTATTGATTGTATGGATCATATTCCGGTTACTCCTGAACTTTTATTGACTAAACGATTTACAAGTGAGTATCTTAGTAGTAAATCTTATGGGGGTAGTTTAGTTCATTCGGAAGGAATATTTAAAAATCCTGCGGGAATATTTTTATACTTATCTAAAATGGATGTTGAGGCTACTTATAAAATAAAAGTTATATACGATGTTGCACAATTAGATGAGGTTGTGTTATTCATAAAACAATTATCAAAATTAAAATAAAATGGAAATTACAGGAGAACAATTACAAGAAAAAATTAAAAATGGGGAAAAAGTAATAGTTGAACTATGGGGTACTTGGTGTGGTCCGTGCAAAATGATGAAACCATTATTTGAAAGGGTTGCAAGAGAAAACACAACTAATGTGCTGATGTATACAATGGATGTGGATCAAAACAGAGAAGTTGCAATGTCATTCGGAATTAAAAGTATCCCAACAATATTATCCTTCAATGGTGGAAATGTTGTTGGAACAAAAGTTGGTCTTATACAGGAACAACAAATAAAAGAGTTAGTTCAAGAATTAATCAATGGATAAGGTTATAGTTCTTTTCACTATGAAAGGATGTCCACATTGTGTGGAGATGAAAGAAATGTTAATTAAAGAGGGTATTGACTTTGTTGATCGTGATATAGATGAATATGAGGAAGAATACAATATGTTTGTTGAGATTACTGAGAATGAATATGTTCCATCGTTTATGTTAATAGAAAATCCTGAAACAGAACCTGTTAGTGAATTATACGCACCTGAAAGAGATTATGATGATCTTGAAGATGGTGTTGGGATAATAAAAGAATGGTTAGAAAGATAATTAAAATCCCATTTTCTAATAAGAGTGGGGTTTTTTTGAATATAGAAGTATTTATTAATAAATTAAAATATTATGGGAAGAATTGTAAGATTAACTGAAAGAGATTTAACAAGACTTGTTAAAAGAATTATAAGAGAGGAACAAACAAATGTTAACGATGTTGATGCTTATTTTATTGACGAATCAAGTATTTTTGAACCAGCAGTAGGATATGGTGGTGGTAATGCGTACCAAACTGTAAGAGGAACAGAAGTTTGGTTGAATAATGATGCTCAGACATCATGGCCTGCGGGTGATGCGGTTAAAACAAAAAAGGCGGCACAAAAACTTATAAAAGCTTTATCAGGATTAGATATTAGCGGAAGTGGTGCCAAGTTGGCTCAAGAAGTTGAAACCGAATGGAAAACATACAGTTTGATTGATCAAAATGAATTTTTAAGGCAGTGGTATAAATTAGGAAACAAGTACACACCTTGGCAAGTATTGTTTGATGATTACGAGACTGATATTGCATCTAAAATGATTGATCATAGTAAAACAAGAGTTAATACTTACTGTAAAGCTTATGCTGATCAAAAAACTAAAGCCGCAAGAGGTATTGGAACATCTTCTAAAAATGTAATTTGTGATTTGTTTGTAACTAATGATCTTACGTTTCCAGGTTGGAAATAAAGATTAACCCCATTTCTTTATTAGAGATGGGGTTTTTTATTAGAATAAAATTACGTGTTCCAACATATCTTGTTGTAGGTATGGTTTTTCACCTTCAGGATCCAATATATCATCAATAAGGTTGTATGTATCCAAACGAGATTTAAAGTTCGTTAGATCAAAGTCAAATACATCAAGGACAAGTGATTTAATAGAATTTTTATCAATCTTTGAATTGGATATTACTTTTATTTTAAGGTCTTCATTTTTATCTTGTTCTGTTGTGAAATAAAATGAAACCTCATCAACATCCAATAAGTTAAACATATGGTTAAAGACGTAATGGGAATAATAGGTCATTAACCTACCACAATCTAAACTATAACCATAGGGAAATTCTGAAGATATAGATAATTCATTAATTGGTTCGGGTTCTTCATTAAATGGTGATTTAGAAACCATAATCCATCCCTTGTTATTCATACTAATTTCTTGGGAGTATTTTATTACATCAATAATATTGATGTTTGTTATATCCAAAGATTTTAAGATATCGGAAAATTTCTCAATAAACTCTTCCTTTATTTTTAAGATATCAATTAGATCTTCGCTTGTTGTTAAACCATTAACAACCATAAACGGACCACAATCTGTAACTTGGATAATTGATTTATGTGATGTATCTATTTTTGATAAAATAAAATCTGCAAATAGATTGGTGATACCTCGTTTTGAATTTTTGTTAATTAATCTCATATTATTATTTTTTATAATGAGTATGTAATTAAAATAACAATATAAATAGTTTATTAATATAGGTAGTCGGTAAAAATATCGTTGATATATTCCTCAACTTTATTATGGTCTGGGTAGTCAGATAATCTAATTGTTAAAAATTGGTCGTGTTGATCCATCCAATAGGTTTTCATTGTGGTGTAACCATCATAATCTAAAAATGTTTCATTATAACCGTTAAAATCATTTAAAAATTCCATAACATCACCATATAGGTCTCGTATTTTAAGAAATGGTATATGGTGTGTATTGGGGTTATTTTCCAGTTTCCTGGATTCCCACTCAATCTTACCTTCAAATAAGGTTGATAATTCGTTCCATATTGAATTATAAACTTCATCGGTATATGCTTGATTATATGCGTTATCACCCATACCACGTAATTGATGATAAATGTCGTTTAAGATATCTTTAAACAATGACTTCATAGAATCTTCGTCGTTAATAATATCTCTAATGTTTGATTCTGTTATGATAAAATTTCCATCCTCATCAGATAACTCCTCAAATAAATCGGAATGATAATCATCCAGACTTAATTCCTGATTCCCACAGATCTCAAGAATTCTTGCAGCAAGTTCTTGAATATTCTTATCGTTTAATACCTTAATGATATCATCATATAAATCGTGTACCGTATCAGAATATGGTTCCCACCAATCTTCACCCATTACACTTTTAACGACATCCCTATCATTATATTCTCTACTATATTGATCGTCTTTAAAAAATTCGGAAAGTTCTTCTTGGTCTCTTAATTTTAAATAATAACCATCTGGTCGAATTATAACATCAGATAGATAAGATTGGACTACTGTAGTTAAATATGATGGGTCAACCTCTAACATCATTTTAAGTGTTGAGTTAAATAAATATTCGTCGTTATCGTATACCGATACTAAATCTATATCAAATAAAAATCCTTTCTTTTCAATAAAGGATAAAAACTTATTTATATCGTCACCAAATATGGATGAAAAATCCTCCCATTCACCATTATTAAATTTAACCACAAAATCTTGAACACTTGCCATACCTATAAATACTAAAAAAGGTGGAAACTACCAGTAACCACCCAATTATTTGGTAGAAATTCTATTATTTTTTTGTATAATACTTCTCAACGATCTTTTTCACAGATTCCTGAACAGTTGCATTTTTCACCTGTTGAGGTTGTCCTTGAACAGGGGCTTGTTGAGGTGTTGTCCCACCATTGTTCTTATTTTTGCATCCACATCCTGCCATTTTACTTAATTTTAGTTTAGTTTAGTTTATTATTTTAAAGTTATGTTTATAACAAGTTTTTCTTATTGATCCGCCACTACCATTATTTACTTTTACCCCTCTTAATGAATTAGAAATAGACATCCTAACATTTCTGGGTTTACCATTTGCAAAACCATTGGTTATTAAATAATTTGCCCCCTCAACAAGAGTATCAAATATAAATACCTCGTTAGTTAAAATATTGGTTAAAGAGTATTTAGTAAAGTTATTATTTTTTTTTAAGTTGTATTTTGATAGAGAAACTTTCACTTCATCATTATATGTGTTCCTTCTAAATTCATTAACTAATGATAAATTATATCCTAATGTTAAATCATTTGATTTATATTTGTTAATGTAAAAATTCTCTTTATTTATTAGTTCTGAATAATCGCACTCCTCTAAAATTTCAAATAAAAATGATTCTTCACCGTATTTATTAAAAGATTTTTGTAAATAATTATTATCGTGACCATTTCTTAATAACATCCAAAAATGTTTATATTTTCTACTTTCCAAATTAATTGAACTACCAACATATGTTTTATTATTAATTACGTTAAAAATCCTATATATTCCACATCCCATAATTATAAATATCATAACCAAGAGCAATTTGTAAATAATTTTAATAAAAAGAGTATATTTATTGTATATGAAAAAAGTAATTAAACTTACCGAATCTGAATTAATAAAGATTATTAAGAGAACACTTAATGAACAGGATGATGAATATTATGAAATACCTGCGGCAGAATATAAACAACTATTGTCAGCAAGTGGATACAATGCCGTTGGGTTATTAAAATTAAGAAAGTTTGGGGGAAAACCATTGAAGGTTATTGGGGATTTAAATTTATCAAATACTCCGGTTACTAATTTGGGTAAGTTATGGGTTACT